CTACCATACCCTGTTGATGATTTCTGCCCTTGGGCAAACATTGATCCATCCAAGTATATATCTCCTTTTCGTTATCGGTCCACCAACGATAATCAGTAATAATTATATAGTGATGTGGCATCTCTTCGTCAAACGGACCGGTAGCAATAAATCTACCTTTTTCTGCTGGAAATACAGTTGTCATTTTTTAGATTTACTCAAACAAAGAACCTGAAAAGGTGTGTGCGTCCATGTTTCCCTTGCCTGCATGCATTCTGCGTAAGTTTCAAACTCTTTGGTGTAAATGATCTTGATAGACGGTGGATGTTGTGTCCAAAGTTGAATACTTAGCATCCAAACTACCAACATATTAACCCCACTTTAACAAAAACATAGACAGTTCAGCTTCGTTGCGGAACTTGAACATTTCAAAACTTGTTCTGCGTCCGCAGCGATTGGCCACACACCAATCTTGCACAGGATCAAGATCGTGATCGCGTAATCCAGTTTGGGTAATGGGTCCGTGATCGTAGGATAACCTTGCATACAATGTTAGCGAGGTTGGTGTATCTCTTTGCCAAACTAATTTCATGTTATTTTAACACGATTCTTGATCATTCTATCGCTGTACAACCTGTGTCCAATACGCCTAATAAGTTCGGCCGATCCTTGTGGATCTGTTTCGAACATGGCTTCAATGTTTTTGTCTGTAATACCGTCATCGGCTTTAATTGCATACAGTTCGTAATGCCGATGCGAATTGTACCTGGCTCGCAGCAACATATTTTGGATAATTGTATTTACAGGATTACGAACAGGATCTTCATTGTTTAATATCCGAAACGTGTTTTCGATATCAATTTGTTCGTAGTGCCCAACAGGAACCACTGATTCCAAACCTTCTGAACACCAATATACAAGATAAGCATTAGAAGTCATAGATATTTAATTTGAAAAAAAGTTGCTCGAGCCGGATCTCGAAAATCCAATCTCATATCTTGTTTCCAACCGGAATTGTGATACCATTCTCTATGATTACGCGAAGTAAATCCCAATTCTCGTTCAACTCTGGTTCGGATAAGGAAAAAAGTAGGACCGTATTCTTCTGTAATACGAATCCTAATTTTTTGCCAATCTTGGTGTGAAAATACTAAGGTAGTCATACTGCATTATAGCAGTACATTTTGATCCAGTCAAGCGATCCAGCCTTGTCCGGTTATTTTGTGATACCATGGATAAAATGGTTGGTTTATTTCAAAACACCAAGTGTCAGTAATCCATGAAGTTTTTGGTTCAGCAAGATGTAGGTAAAGTGGCAAAACTTCTTTATCATTGATAGTTATTTTTTCAATTTCTACAGCACCTTTTTGAACTTCACATTTGAACTTTAAATTGTCCAAAAGTCCAAAATTGAGCAATGCATATGTTCCTACAGACCACTCATTAACTGTAAAAACATATTCAGGTTGTTTGTGTTCGATAAGTTTTATTTTGACTTTCAACTTATCAGAAACATCAATAATTGTAAGATCGTAAAAATTTTTCATATCTTGGTGCATAATCCAAAATTGAATTGTTTCGCAATTGTTCAAAAGATTTTAACCACTCAACTAAATTATATCTTTGTTGTTCTATATCTTTTGGTTGTGTATATTTTTTTATAAAACTGTTGTAGTCAATAATAGTATTAGCAATTACTTTATCTATTAAATCTTTGCGTCTCTCATTTACTAAGTGAGTTTTAGTCAGTTGATATTTGTGTATAAGATTATCAAATTTCGTTATTATTTCATTTCTAATATCTTCTGGTAATAGTTCCATTCTTAAACATGATGGTTCAACCAAAATATCACAACTTTCTGCTGTTATATTTTTTTCTATCATGAATTCAAACAGTTTATCTAATTCAAAAATAGTGAAAACATTTGGAGTTATTCGTAATGACAAATAAAGATTATTATTTTTATTACGTAACTCTAAAAATTTATCTATATTAGCTAGCACATTTTGAATTTTACTAGGATATCTAATATAATCATTTAAGTTTGAAACTGTTTCTATACTAATACCAAGATGCACTTCTTTGAAATGTGAAATAAGTTTTTCTAGCTTGGTGTTATATATTGTGCCATTGGTGGTTGTACCAATAATTATTTCTTTAGCCTTGTTATTTTCTATAAGTTGATCGCAAATATCATAGAAGGCATCTTGATACAATGTTTCGCCTCCTAAAAAATGAATATACTGAATTTTTGTAAAACTATTTAATTCTAAGATTAATTTTTCCAATAAAGTTTTGTCTTGAGACCAATTGTTTATTTTATTTGCTGAATCTCGGAACAACGTACTTATTTTTGATAATTTTTTGTAGTCTTTTTCTAATTTACTACTAAGTGTAGGCCCACACATAATACATCCACTGTTACAAATATTTCCCAATTCAATTTGTAAATCCACTGGATAATAATTACCAATGCCGTTATTATTGTAACTATGTAAAAACATTTGATAATGCGGGCTACTTCTAAATGTTAATGGAAAATTTTCAACGTCTATTGCACTTTTATGAAGCTGTCTTATTCTTCCTGTTAGTTTGTCAAAAGATTGTTCATAGTAACACGAAGAACATGATTTAGGCATTTTCCCGTCAAGAAAGTCTAAACGCAATTTTTTCATTTGTTCGCTATTGTAATATTGCATGATTCCGGTATCTTTAATATTATGTTCGCGATCTGGACGGTATGACCATCTGCAATATTCAAAATTGCCGCCATAAGTTAGTCGTATGTGAAACCACGGACTTGAACAAAAGGTTTTATCAAACATTAATCAATGATACCAAAATTTGCCCAGTTAGCACCACCCAGACATATCCAGCCCAACGGACCTCCTGGATGTGGATTGGTATTCCAAACCACATGACATCTTTCGCTCACAAAGTTCGGAGGTGATCCTGCTGTTGTAAATTGCATCGAACCAATTTTTAGATGATCAATTTTAGTAGATCCATCACTTTCTAATGTGATATTGTCTTTACTATTTGAACTTAAAACTAAATTTTGTTGTCTTGTTGATCCGATGAAACCAGTATCCTTGAATTTCTTTTTGAATGAAATTTCTACTTCTTCGTCCCATACACTGAGAGCCGATGAAGGCTCGATTGTGTTGATACCAACTCTTTTTGCAGTAACATATAAAGTTTGAGCTAGTAAGCTTTCTCCGCTAACTGTCAATTCTTTTAGTTGGCCTAATTTTTGTAAATTGCTATTTACTATACTTGGACCTAAAGAACTAGAAGTTGCAATTTCTTTTCCGTCCATTGTAATTTTTTCAAGCTCAAGCCCGTCTTGTTTTATTTTATCAAAAACCAATTTGCTGTAATTATCAAACAACGATTGATCAACCGAAGTTAAAGTTTTGTGTGCAGTTTTGGATACTAGTGTTTTATAAAATTCAGAATCCTCTGCTACTGATCCATTTACAACAAACTCGCCATTAATAGTCATTGAACCTTGTACAGTTAGATCTTTAGTTAATAAATTATTTTCTACAACTGTACTTTCATCAAGTATTGTTAGTGCTACCTGTGTCGCACGATCATCTATTCCTGTGCTGCTAAAATTTTCAACAATACCGCCAGATATATTATCTCCGGACAGTTTTAATTCAGATAGTTTAATGGCATTTGCATTTATACTATTGTCAGGAAAAACCATGTCTGCCATTCTATCAGCTACAATTGTGCTTACAGAATCAGTAATAGCTCTTTGAAAATCTATAGTTGCTAAACCTTCTTTAACTTTGGCTTCTATTAATTGTTTTGTATTTTCCTCAGCACCAGTAATAGTTTCACGTATTTTATCAACTACTCTATTTTCTAGTTTTTTAGGATCAAGTGAATATTCACTTATGCGTTTTTCAAACGCAGCACTAGCTGCCTCTTGAATGTGAGCTGCAAAATCGTAAGAAGCCAATCTATTGTTTATAGCGTTACTGATCACACTATCTACTCTAACCAATACGTTAGCTGTGATATCTGTGACTAAACCCTCGACGACTTTGTTTAAATGTAAGTTAAGATCCATTATCAAATCGAATACTAATTACGTGTTCGTAATTTTTCTTGATTAAACTTTTGTACATAAGATTTTTATGTACATTAAAACCTACTGCTCCTGCATCATGACTAAATTTGGCCAGTTGCTTGAAGTATAAAGCTCTTCTTGCGTAAGGACCATTAAAATTAAGTATATTATTACTTATTTGATAAACATTGGTATGCCAACTATTTCTATCTTGTGAATCATGATTATGGTATTCCAAAAATACTGTGTCAGATTTTGAATTTTTGATCAGAGCCGGTACTGAAAATTCTCTATCTTTAAAGTCTTGATTTTTGTAGTCTTTGCAGGTAGTAATTACGTATTCTACTGCCAAATTACAAATTTCAGTTACTTTGTTTTTTTGATCATTGTCGCTGGCAGCAAATGTAAAATATTCGTCCAATGCGATAACACTATCGAATTTGTTTTTACAGTTGATCAATTTTTCTCTTGGAATGAATGTGAATCGAACTCCAGAGTCAGTTAGATATGCTCTAGCAGAATCTGATATTTCAGTTACATAAATTTCCTTGGCTGTATCTACTAATATTACAGGATTAAATCCCAGATATAGAACGCTGGTTGGACTGTAATTATGAAACACAGCCACTTCTTCAATTATTTCTTTTTTACGTTTTAAAACTTCGTTTGATTTATTGTGTAAAATAAAAGCTTGCAATAAACAATCTGTATAACTTCCAAAACTCATGATAACCTTTTTGTTTTTGTTGTTAGTTATTTATTGAGTTTCACGTACTAAGTCTAATGTAACACAGTGAAAGCCGCCTCCCAGGGTGCGACTGTGCCTCAATTCCAATGGTATTACGGTAAAATTGTATTGTTTCTCTAAAAGTTTTATTAGTTTAGTTTGTTTTTTATCTATAATAACTGTGCGGGGATCAACTGCTAGCATGTTTAGTGCTATCCATTTACTGGCATATGGATATTGATAAAACCTTTGTTCCACAACTTGATCAACCCAGACCACTTCCCAATCTTCAAACACTTTGGGCAAATTTTGAGGATTAACTCTGCTTGCATTAATCAGTACTAGCCCTTCGCGCAAAGGTGTAATAGTGCTATCTATATGCACACCAGAATAGAAATTACAAACTTCCACATTTACTTTTGGAAATTTTTGACGCAACCATTTTGCAGCCTCCCTGTTTCCGCTGCTGCTTTCCAAAAACAACATGGTGTCGTTGAGCCTTAGCACATTGGCTGCATCCAATACCATGCCTGCATTGCGCGGCATTTGATGAACTGTATCGGCACGATAGATTACAAAATCTAATGCAGCAATCTCTACATCTCTGCAGGGATACATCATGGCCGGATCAACTACAGTATCGCCGTATATCAGTAAGCGGTCTCTGGGACAGTAATTGTACATGCCATCTAATTTTTGAAAATTCAAAAATTTTGGTCTATGCACAATGATGTCAAGGCTTTCTAATGTGTGTGCAAGTATGTCTAGGTCTTCGTTGGTTTCGTCGATGATCCAATCAGGAACTGGTCCGCTTGGTACCGGTGACAAACTCCAAGTTGTCTTTTTTGATTGTTCTGTGAATATTGGATCGTTTATTGGCCAATTGGCAAAATCCGCCGTGCCTATTACAACTTCTCGCAGCGGATCCCATTCGTTGCGACTGTTAATCAAAGGTGCCCTGTTATTTGTAAAGTGTATCTGGGTTCAAAACCCATGTTGAATGCGCTATGTTCGGCATCCCAAGGCCAAACCAACGTAAAGCCAGCCGACCATTCGGCATATCCTTTGTTTTGACATTCTGCGAAGTGTCCTGGTTTTCTGTCTTCTAAGAAAATTACTGCACGCCTGATAGTGTGTTCCCGTCCTTGTAAATTGTATAATTCTATATATTTGCGATATGTATCTCGATGATTAGGCAAACTAGTTCCTGGATCCATTCGATAATAAGATGTACCAATGTCTTTCCAATGTTCGTATCGTTCAAAGAAATCTACAAATTTCGAATTCCAACTTGGCTGAGGTGATCTCATGTCACACATGAATCCGCCAAATGGTCCTCTAAAACCAGCGTCTTGCCATGCTATTTCTGTAGCAGGATCGTTGAACTTTTCTTTGATGTAATCTAGCTGCTTAAATTCGTCATCCCAAAATTTGAAAAGTTTATATGATTCGTGTGTTTCCATAATATAATACCTCTAGGTCTCTGTCAGTTTTATATTGGCGCCAGGGATCTACAATTACACTACCATCAGATAAATCAACGTACAAAGATTGTTCTTGGTTGTCACCGGTATAGCCATAAGTGACTGTTCTGTTGTGTGCTATGAATGCAATAACAGGTAGGTCTTTAAATGGTGGGTCATCACCTGTTAATGGATCCACATAGTAAAACTTAGCCCTGAATTCATCTAAGTAGTAACCTAATAACAAACTGTAACTTCCGTCTAATATATCAACATCAGGTTTGTAAGATTTACCTAAAATAAAGATTGGTAAATTTTTTTCTATCTGTAGTTTTTTTAAAAATTTAGCTAAATTTCTTGCTTGTGATTCTCTAGCTTCCATGATAGTGTTAAAGAAATCATAACCAAGATTTAACTGATCAGCTAACCATCTTAAAGCAATGTTGTCTCGTGGATGACACGGACCCGCATCGCCCATGCCTGCCCGCATGTATTTTGAACTCATGATTCTTGTAGTGCTGTTTGCTAGTGCTTCAGTTACCACATCAACATTGATATTGCCATTAATCATAGCAACATCTTGTATCATGTTCACCAGAGCAATTTTTGTACTGATAAAAGTATTATAAAATATTTTGATTGATTCAGCTTCATCCCATGTTCCTACAACATATCTTGGATTGTTTTTCATTAAAGGTTTATAAAAATCTATTAATTTTTTAGCGTCGCCAGTTTCGCTACCATCTTTGGTACCAATTATAACCATTTCTGGATTGACCATGTCCCATTCAACACTACCCATAGCAATTAGATACGGATTATAAATGAAACGTGCATTGGTAATGCATGGTTCTAATTCTCTTCGAACAGTACCAGGCAGCACTGTTGATATTAAAACAACCAATTGATCAGATGTCACCCATGCGTCAATTTGACTTAAAACATCTTTCACTAAAGAATAGTCAAAATCTTTTTTTGGCAGATGTACTATTGGATTAGATCCATCGTAATTTGAATCGTGTGGCGTTTGCACTGCTACAAAAATTAAGTCTTTATTTGTAACCGCGCCGCGTAGATTATCTGATATTTTAATTTTACTACTTTGTTTTGGGTTTATATCATAACCGGTTACGTCATATATTGATGCCATAACTTCAGCACATGGCAAACCTAATTTGCCTATACCTATAAAACCTACTTTCATAAAAGATTCCTGTTGATTAACAAAAAATATTGATTAAGATTATTTATTACTATGCTTTATTAACTACATTTATAATAAGTTGTTCCATATCTCTTATTCTGGTTCTAGTTGTTTTGCTGTTCAATACTACAAAAAGCTTCTTTTGACCGTTTATATTGACACTCATTACAAGACATCCGCCGCTGGCTCTAACATATCCGGTTTTACTTACAATAACATTGTATTTGGTAACCAATGGATTGGTGTTTGTATATTTCCATTTTACAAACTTTTTCTTTTTCTTTTTAATTAATTCGCCTACAGCCTGATTACTTGCATACACAATCTCATCATATCTTTCCGCTGCTAATAATAGTTTGATTAAATCTTTTGGCGTGCTTACGTTTCTGTTGTCAAGACCGCTGCTGTCTGCAAAGTGCGTATCTACCATTCCCAACACTTGTGCTTTGTGATTCATGTCGTCAATACAGGTTCTATAACCCCTGTGATAAAGTTCGCAGAGCATTTGTGCGGCCTTGTTGTCAGATTTTATAACTGCCAGGTTGATCAATTGTTCCCGTGTGACAGTGAGACCTCTAAACTTTTTGTCTAAAGGTTGTTTCAAGTTGGGTGCAGAATCTAACACAACCATGGCAGTCATCAGCTTGGTAATGCTGGCAATAGGCTGTTGTATTTCTATGTTTTCTGATTCCAACACACGACCCTGCTCGTCAGCAATCAACCACGACTTTGCCAAAATATTTGCAGGGAAAGCAGAGTGACATGCAATAGTTAATATTGCACCTAAGATAAAATTTTTAGTCATTTACGGTTGTACAGTATGTTCTAGTTCTTCTGTAAAATATTCCATCAAAAGAAATATTATAGCACAAAGGCCAACAGCGAACAAGCTGCCTTGTCTCAAGCCAGCGGTCATTGCAAACCAAAAGAACAAACGCAAACCCCATTTCAAATTATTTACTGTATCCATCAATTATATTTACGACTTCCTCAATATGCAGATTTAAAGTTTTTGCGATTGCAACTACCGTATAACCATTTCTATGCAAATCCAACACTGCTTTAATAACGCCAAGATTTTTCACCATGTTTCAAATCAAACTTCTTTATAATTTTTTCTACTGCCTCTTCGGGATATCTCAATCTCAAACATATTTCTTCCGCGGTATATCCATGATCCTGATACATACGGCTGACTATGTAGGCATTGGCCTTAACAACAAAGTCATATTTACTCATTGTTGAACTTCACAATCTATCCACTTTAAATTGTTGTACCAATCATAAACTGCATTTCCTTTGGGAATTAGACAACGACCCAGTTCGGGTTCTACTTCGATTCTCACCTGCACTACTGCCCAGACCAACCAAATCAAGTACAGACTGACCACAGTGGCTATACCATATTTCCAGGCATTACACTTGATGTGTTCTATTCTTCGACGTTTTTTTTGAGCAGCTATCTTGTCGATGACACGTTTCTTTGCCCATGCCACTGTCTGTTCTTTCTTCATCTTTTCCATCATGGCATACACACGAGTATACAAATCACCTAGTTCAGGTGGGCAGTTGTACACCATGAGTTCTCGTAATTCGGCTTCCATGGCAGTGAGTCTGCTCTGCATAAGAACCCTTTGCAATGCTCGTTTACCTAGACTGGTTTCGCCTGTGTAAACTTCTGTAGCATGCTTTTCTTCTTCTTCAAATATGGCCGAACACTTGGCATAGTTTTCAAAATACACTCCCAGCTCCTCGCCTATCTGGGTATAGATATCGTTTGGCTGTTGCTTGCTGAGTTCTATTACACGATTTTTTTCTTGAATGAACTGATTGCGTTCAGCTGTGGTAGGAGGATCATCTTTGTGCCGTAGGTTAAACTGTTCTTCTAGGTCCTTGAGAACACCTTTGACATCGCCTGCTGCGCCGGCTATTTCTTTGTATAATTCGCAGCCTTTTTTAACAGCTTGTACAGCACCATTTGCTAAAGCAAAAAGTGTTAGTGGATCCATAGCTCCGATCCATTACTGGTACAGCTCGTTACTGCTAATTGGTTCAATTTGTGTTTCCGTTGTTGTTTTTTATTGAAGAACCAATACTAATCGAACTTAGTAATACTTACCAGTTAGAACCAAAAAATTTACTACTAGATAACTGCTACATTCTGTGCGGCGGAGTCACTGGTACAGGTTGCGGTGGATTTCGTGCAGGGCGATGTGCAAACCAGCTCATGTTGTTTTCCTTTTTATAGTCATAAAAAAACCTGGATTAACCAGGTTTATTTGTACGCACTTTTTAATCCAATTCCGGTGCCCTTTTTGAGCACACTGTCATCGGGTATGTAAATCCTTTTTCCTACACCCACCATACAATACTCATCAGTGTTTAAATCATGTACAAACCAACTGGTAGTTTCTGTTTCAAAATTGGCATACACTAGATTTACTGTTTGTTCGTTGGGTGCTTGTGAGGCCATGATCATCTTTTCGCCGTATTGATGCATGGTTTTTTCTACATCCTCAAAACTACCACACATCATTTGAATTTGTCTTGACCTTGGTTGTGCTGTAGCTGCCGAGGCTAAAGTGGCCAGTAAGATGGCAGCTAAAAATTTGTTCATATAGTATATATCATTGTGCTCGACAATGATAAAATACCCGTATTATGCTTGTTCTTTGTAATCAAACCTGCCGCAAACTATGTCGTAAAATTCATCCAGTTCGCCGCCCCATTTGCCCTTCAAATATGGACGTAAATCATGACACAGTTTTGCGTCTTTAGCTTTGTTTGCCTGTACAAATGTATCGTGTAGCTTTTTCCAGTGATCCAATTTAACTACTTCCTCTAGCGGTATTTTATCGCCAGGTACTACACAAAACGTTTCAAGCATTTGTCCTTCGACATCGTGTGTTTCCAATTCAAGAACTGTGTATCTCTCACTGAGTTCTTCGGCAACTTGTCTGTTAAAAATAATATCCATTATCGTTTTTTTACTCCTACTGTTTTGTATATATTCTGCACAGCGCAAGCTTGATAATAACAATCAATTAGTGCGTTGTGAGCACCGTGTCTGTTTTTTTCTCTTGGATCTCCATGCACACCAAACAAGGTTCTGCTGTCTCGGATCTGCCAAAACTGCCATGGAGTTGGGCGACCTACTTGTCTGTATAAATCTTCTAAAATGACAATATCAAATGCAGGCCCTTGGCACCATATATTATCTACACCAACCAAGAAACGGTTCAGTTGATTCAGCATGTCATTAATGCTGATTCTACCATCTGTACCCAAGGCCTCTTCTCTAACCTCTTCTGTTTGTGTAGCCCACCAAGCCACAGTTTCATCTTGCACATGTCGATCCATGGACAACTGTTCATCAACATCTGGACGTACATATAGACCCTTGGTTTGATCGACATCTTCTTCCCAGGGACTAAATTTAATTGCACCTAGCGTAAGTATAACTGACCAAGGTCTGGTGCTGAGTGTTTCTAAATCTAACATGGCATCCATCACTGACTCCTAAGGGCTCGATCGGCTTCGGCTGCTGCTACACGGCGGCGTAGATTACTTGAACTGAATGAGTGATCTCGACTGTTAAAAACCAGTTGAATGTTTCTTGCATACCCTTCTTCAGCGCCAGTAAAATCCTTGTCTGCGTATTCAACACCTAGTATACGCACATCAATAGGTAGTGTCAAAATGATATCAATCAGATCTTGCTCGGTTTGATAAACAACAACTTCATCAACATAGCGGCATGCTGCAAGTTGAATCTGTCTTTCCACAATACTTTGGACTGGTCGATTCTTTGTATCCGGACGGTCAATTGTTGGGTCCGTCTGCAGCCCGGCGATAAGATAATCGCAGTGATTCTTAGCCTCAGCCAACATTGCCACATGTCCGGCGTGAAATAAATCAAAAGTCGAAAAAGTAATTCCAATCTTAAGTCCTTTGTCCTTAAGTTCTCGTATTTTATTGAATATCATTTAATTAGCTGGTTCTAATTTTACGTTGAGTGGAAACCCATTATTGCGAGCAAGTAATGTTGCCTCAACACCTTTTTGTTCTGCGATTTCGTATGGTAAAGTGCTTACTACACTTGAACCTTCTTCGTGTATTTTTAAAGTGATTTCGTGAGCGGTTTCTTCGGTATGATGGAAAATGTTTTTGAGTGTTTCGATCACAAACTCCATTGTTGTTACACTGTCATTCAAATAAATTACATTGAACAAACTGGGAGGTTGGATGTTTGTTTTTGTTTGAATCCGGGGTTTTACTACAATATCTGTTTTGCTCATAATTTTGTAGGTTTGAGTAGGGGGCGGATACCCCCTACTGTTATTATACTACTTATCGACTTACTTAGCAAATGTGATGGCGATTTTTTTAGCTTTCTGTTCTTCTGGAACAATGTGTTCCAAGCTGATAGCCAAAATACCATTGATCACTGTTGCGCCTTTTACTTCCACATTGTCTGCTAGGGTAAAATGGCGGGTAAAGTTTCTAGCACTAATGCCTCTGTGCAAGTAATCATACTCATCCTTTTGCTTTTGTTCGCCCTTGATGGTCAAGACATTTTCTTTGTATTCAATGTCTAGCTCATCTTGACTGAACCCAGCCACAGCCAACTGAATGGCATAGTGATTGTCGTCAATTCGAACAATGTTGTGAGGAGGATAATTTTCGGCCTTGCTGTTTGCAAATGTGCGACCCAGTTCCGTAAACAATTTGTCAAACCCTACAGCATGACGATGTAGAGTGGGTAGATCAAAAGTACTGATTGTGTATGTTGTCATAATACGTTCTCCTTTCATTAAGCAAGTTATGACATATATGGACCCAGACCCCAACGGCATCTAGGCCACATATTCTTTAGTTTTTATCTTTGGTTTCTGTAAATTCAGCGTCAATTACATCGTCATCTGACTTAGGCGTAGTAGGCTCTTCTGTAGCTGATTGCTGCTTTACTTCATTAATTGCATTTGAGGCCACAAACAATTCACTTAACTTTGAAGTAATTGCTTCTTTGTCAGTGCCACTTATGGTTTCTTCTAATGCTTTGATAGCATCTGTGATTTTCACAGTTTGCTCTTCTGACAATTTACCTTCAACTTCTTTCATGTCAGTGCGTACTTTGTGAATTACTGAATCCGCTTGGTTACGTGTTTCGATTAATTCACGTTGCTTTTTGTCGGCATCAGCATTTGCTTCAGCATCGCGAATCATTTCTTCAATCTGTTCTTTACTTAAACCACTGTCAGATTTGATTGTGATGCGATTTTCTTTGCCAGTCTTTTTGTCCTTGGCACTTACTTTGAGAATACCGTTGGCATCAACGTCCAGTGTGACTTCGATCTGTGGCATACCTCTTGGTGCAGGATCAATACCTTCTAAATTAAATTCACCCAGCAGTTTGTTGTGTTGTACAAGTTCTCTTTCACCTTGATACACTTTGATAGTGACTGCAGGCTGATTGTCTTCGGCTGTGCTAAACGTCTGACTGTTCTTTGTGGGAATAGTGGTATTCTTTTGAATCAGTTTGGTCATCACTCCGCCCATTGTTTCAATACCAAGACTTAATGGAGTTACATCCAGTAACAGAACATCTTTACGATCGCCACCTAACACAGCACCTTGTACTGCTGCTCCTA